CAGCATGACTGAAGAACACGGCGGCCGCAGATACCGGTGGTGCGTGTTCCCTGATGACTACAGGGTCATGCTGGTGAACGAAGGGAATATTTCATCCAAGAGGATACAGCGCGCATGAATCAACCGCAGAAACCAAGAAGCCCGGCATTGACGGAGGCGATATCCGCTTTGCTGGTACAGCAACCGTTCTTCGCGAGCCTGGTTTTAGACCTGCTCAAGATCGAAGAAGCCACGAGCATCCCCGGAAGCGCGGACCCGCTGCGCACGTCGGCCACGGACGGCCAGACGCTCTGGGTCAACCCGGAAAAATTCAACAAGCTGAACATCCACGAGCGCGTTGCGATGCTGTCGCACGAGGTCATGCATGTGATCTTGCAGCACAACACCAGACTGCGCATGTACATGGCTCTGGGCGTGGGACCAGACTTGAAGGCATTCAGCCCGAAGAAGTTCAACAACGCGTGCGACTACATCATCAACGCGTATCTGGTCAAAGCCGGGTTCAAGCTGCCGCTGGGGAGCTTGCAGAACTCGCAGGTCACTGAGAACGACATCGTTGACGAGGTATACCTGAAGCTCCCCGACGACGAGGACGACCAGGACCAGCCCGAGGGCATCGACAACCACGTCGAGGGAGATCCCCAGACCGCGCCCGCGAAGGCGACTGTTCAGGCAGCCATGAAGAAAGCCGAGGAAATCTCGAAGATGCAGGGCAAGGGCACCGGCATGCATAAGCGTTTGATAGATGACATCTGCGAGACCCAAGTGCCATGGCATGAAGTGCTGCGCAAAGCCATGACGACAGTCACGCGAGGGCGCGAGGCGTATACGTGGTCGCGCCCCAACCGGCGCAAGCTGGCTGTGGCTCCGCACATCTACTGGCCCGGTCGAGCAGGCTGGAAAGGCCCGCACATCGCGGTCGAGATCGACACATCCGGCTCTATCTCGGATGCCGAGATCAGCGTGTTCCTGGGAGAACTCGCAGGGATACTCACGGACCTCGAACCCGAGATGGTGTACGTGATGTACGTGGACGACAAGCTGCACGGCGACGTGATCGAGATCGACGACGTGAACCAGTTGCAGAACGTGCGCGAGAAGTCCGGAGGAGGCGGCGGCACCGACATGACTGTGGTGTTCGACGAGATCAAACAGCGCGAGCTTCCGGTCGAGACTGTAGTCGTATTCACGGACGGATACACTCCGTTCGGAGAAGAGGCAGAAGCAGGCATCCCGACCGTGTGGTGCATCACAACCGACAAGCAGGCCCCCTGGGGAACGACCGTCAACGTGAAGATCCCCAAGCAATCATAGGAGCGAGACCATGGAAATTGACATTATTGGTTTGGCGACGACAGTAGTCGCGAGCGGCGCCGGTTGGTACGCGGGGCATTACTTCGAGCGCAAGAAGGCTCTGAAGTTTTTCGAGAACGTCAAGCAGTCGTACATCCGGAGCAGCGCTGAATCTACAACCCGGTTCGCCGCGGCCGCCGTAGCTCTGCTTCACAAATACAAGCCCGGAATAAACTCCGACGACGACCTGACCGACGAGTTGCTGGCATCGTGCCAGGCCCAGGGCATGGATGTGAGACGGATGACCGCGGCGAAGGCGAAGGAATTTGGAGTAGACAACAGTGCGTGAGCCAAGCAATCCAACAACGCGGCTGAGCCAGCGCGCGAAAAATACTTCCCTCGACGAGCTTAAGGGACTGCTCAACAACGTGGTGCGGTTCGTAGAATGCCCGGTGAAGGACCGTGAAGTTCTTCTGAATTTATGGAACAGCAGGTTCCCGCGCGAGTACGTGGAGGCAGGAGCCCTGCTCAAGAAATACAACATAAGACGCCCCTTGCCGTCCACGTCAGGTGTGCGGATGGGGATCGAAACCAGCGGCAAGTTGTACTCTGTCTTGATTAAAGTGACGGATCACACCTATGGACACGATGCCGAGGACAACTTTCTCAGGCTGATTGAGGGAATCAAAAAAGATATCGCGCCACAGGACATCCGGTGCGCGCACCCACGGGACCCAACTTCCTGGGATACGTTCGGCGAAGCGCTGCCAATGAGTGAAGCGTACCTAGCGTGCCACCTAGGGCCACAGTTTGAGGACTTCCTGGTATGGGTGAAGAACTCAGCGGTCCTGTACGACGGCTTGATTACGGCGAAGCATACGCTGCACGAGTTGTTCGGCATGGCAAAGACTGCGGGCCAGATCAAGCGCATGGTGCCAGAATTAATGCAGTATCTCCCCGCGGCGCAGAGGTTAGCGTTCGAGGACCAGAAGCGGTCGAGTACCGTGCCATTTGAATGGGCACCCTATCCAAAGGATCGGATAGAGGTTATGCTTGCCGCCGTCAATAAGGGGCACCTGCTCACAGGAATGGCCAAGAGCGGCCAAGAAGAGTGGGGAGTTTACGATCTGGACTCGATCACCTGGAGCCGACATGCGACATGGGTTACCTGAAGAACTCCGCGCGCTCTGTTCGCTAGTTCCTGGTGACGTGGAGATAATCATGAAGAGTGCTGACTCGTTCGAGATTCGCTGCACGTGGGTAGAAGAAGGCTCTGACGGGCACAGCACCAGTTCGCGGTGGATGAGCCCACATTATCACTCGCTACAGGAGTGGGCTGATGCAATTATCCAAGTGAGGCGCCGTGGAAAACTTGATTGACGTAGGTGTAGACTTCGAGACGTTCTACGACGCGGATTACACACTGCGCAAGATCGAGAATGCGCAGTACGTCATGGACGCCAGATTTGAGACCATGGGCTTCTCGCTGAAACTTCCGGACCAGCCCGCGCAGTGGTACAGCGGCGACTTCGAATATTGCAAAAAGGTTTTGTCGGCGATTCCGTGGGCTAAGGTGAGGGTCATATCTCACAACGCCCGCTTTGATGGCTCGATACTGGAGTGGCGATTCGGCTTTAAACCTGCTGCTTATCTATGCACGATGGTAGGATCACGACCTCATTTCGTACCCAAGACGGGCAGCGCAAGTTTGGATTCGATAGGACAGCATCTGAAGTTGCAAGCTAAGGGTACCGCCGTCAAGAAGATGGCGGGAAGGCACAGGGTCGACTTATCTCCGAATGAGCTTAAAGAGTATGGCGACTATTGTTGCGTGGACACTGAGATCGCTGTCGGGATCGCCGACGAATTGAGAGTAGTCCTGCCTCTTGAAGAGCAGGAGTTGATAGACTTAACCATCAAGAAGTATCTCAGGCCACGACTGAGACTTGATGGAAAGAAGCTGGTCGCCCGGCTTCATGAACTAGAGTCCGAGCGCGAGGCTCTGGGCCGGGAGATTTGGAACAAGTACGGCGTAACCGAAGACCAGCTTCGCTCCCGCAATAAGTTTGCGAAGGTCTTACAAGACCGCGGCGCGGCGGCGCCGATGAAGCTGAACAAGAAAGGTAGTCTGACGTTCGCGTTCGCCAAAGACGACCTGGAGTTCAAGGAACTTTTACTTCACCCCGACGTGGCAGTGAGGGATCTATGTGCAGCCAAGCTGACAATGAGTTCGACGATGGAGCAGGCACGACTATCAAGGCTGCTCGACCTACACAATACAATGAATGGAATGCTCCCGGTCCCCCTGGTGTACTACGGCGCACATCCGGGCCGGTTCAGCGGGGACGAGAAGATCAACCTACAGAACCTGCCGCGTGTCGAGTGGGAGAAAGACAAGACGACTTTGAAGAAAGGGCATCTGCGCTTCGCAGTCAAGCCATTGCCTGGCTACAAGATCATAGCAGCAGATTACTCTAACATCGAGGCCCGCATGGTCGCGACGCTCGCGGGCCAGTGGGATCTCGTAGAGGCATTCAAGACCGGCGCAGACGTGTATGCGCAGTTCGCATCCAGGATCTACGGGCGCCCGATCAACAAGAAGGACGATCCAGCAGAGCGCTTTGTAGGGAAGACCTGTATTCTCGCGCTGGGCTACGGCATGGGCTGGAAGAAGTTCCAACTGCGCATGGCGCAGACCGAAGAGAAGATCATCCTGTCCGACGCCGAAGCCAAGCGCATTGTGTACTTGTACCGGTCGACCTACGACAAGATCCCGAAGCTGTGGCGGCACCTGGACAATCTCGCGGCCCGCTACCTGATAGACCCGCAGGGCATGTTCGTGTGGCAGAATCTCACGTTCTGTCACGAGCGGATCATCCTGCCCAATGGCATGCCGATCCAGTATCCTGATCTGGCCCTCGGCCCCAAGGGGTTTTACTTCCGGAGTCGCAAGCATGTAGTGCTGGACACAGACGGGCCTCTGGACCCAGAGCAAGGCAATTCGATATGGGGCGGCACGTTCCTAGAGAATATATGTCAGGGGCTGTCTAGGACCATCGCAGTGCGCGACGAGCTAACCCTTGCCCGCATGGGCCTCATAGCAGTGCTTCAGGTACACGACGAATTGGTGTTCTCGGTGCCTGAAAAACTTGTGGAAATATGTAAAAAGGCTATTGCTTCTGTGATGACAAGGCCGGTAGAATGGTTGCCCGAGTTGCCCATCGGGGTGGAGGTCGGACATGGAGAGAGCTACGGTGCAGCTAAATAGCGGCGAGATTTGGATTCCTGTGTCGAGCCATCCAAACTACCGCGTGAGCAATCAAGGGCGGGTGATGAACATCCGTACATGTAAGGTCTTAGCCCCGATGCGATGCGGGAGAAAACGAAAGCAGTATTCTGTCGTAGACTTGAACGGCATTAGATATAAAGTACATCACTTAGTGTTGTACGCGTTCAAAGGCCCACGGCCTGCGGGACTGCTAGGTTGCCACAAGGACGACGATGATATGAACAACGCTTTGTCGAATCTTGAATGGGGCACGCCAGGGAAGAACGCTCGGACGTGCGCTGAACTCAGCGATAGAGCAGATAGAGCCCGTGTGTTAGACATGCGTGCCTGTGGAGTAAGGAACAGAGATGTTGCACACATGCTTATCCGGTTGACGCCCACGGGTACTAGATCTTGATTAACTACTACAACGAAAACGACCCCAATGCCGCCGCCTGGCTGCGGGAACTCATCAAGGGCGGCCACATCGCCAATGGAGTCGTAGACGAACGCAGCATAAAGGACGTACAGCCGAATGACCTCACAGACTTCACTCAGTGCCATTTCTTCGCCGGTATCGGCGGATGGAGTTACGCACTCCGACTGGCTGGATGGCCCGACGACCGCGCCGTATGGACCGGCTCGTGTCCCTGCCAGCCGTTCAGCGACGCAGGGCAAAAGGGCGGCACGCAAGACAAGCGCCACCTTTGGCCGGACTTTTTTCGGCTCATCCGCGAGCATCGCCCTGCAACGGTCTTTGGAGAGCAGGTTGCAAGCAAGGATGGCCTTGCCTGGTTGGATATTGTTTCGGCTGACCTGGAAAGTGCGGACTACGCCATCGGGGCGGCTGATCTGTGCGCTGCGGGCGTCCAAGCCCCCCATATCAGGCAACGGCTGTGGTTCGTGGCCCGCGCCAACGGCACGGGATCACTTCCCAGCGCATACGCCGGAATACATTGCGGCGAAGAAAGCGGAGGGTCACGGGATGTCCAACCTGAACGATGTGGCGCAACTCGCGAGTTGGCCCACGTCAAGGGCGACGGATGGGGCAAAGAACGTGCGGACGCTGGATGGCAGTTTGAAGGAGATAGCGCGCAAGGGCGGCCCGCAGGACTTGAATCAGGCAGCTTGCTTGGCGAGTTGGCCCTCACCGAAAGCGCTGACTGGATCGAATGCACAGACGGCAAGTGGCGGCCAGTTGAACCCGGCACATTCCCGCTGGCTCATGGGGCTACCGCCCGAGTGGGACGCCTGCGCGCCTACGGCAACGCGATCGTCGCG